CGGTGCGATCACGTCCATCACGCGGCGCATCATCGACGTGGGGGTGACCCTTGAGAGATCTGGCGATTGACACCGCGCGGGTGTTCCTGCCGCTGCTGGCACCGGCGCGCTACAAGGGTGCGTGGGGCGGACGCGGCTCGGGCAAGAGCCACTTCTTCGCCGAGCTGCTGATCGAGGACCACGTCCGCAACCCCGGCATGCGGTCGGTGTGCATTCGCGAGGTGCAGAAGACGCTGAAGGAGTCGAGCAAGCGGCTGATCGAAGACAAGCTGCTGGCGCTGGGCATCGGCGAGGCCGACGGCTTCAAGGTGTTCAACGAGGTCATCCAGGCGCCGGGTGACGGCCTGATCACCTTCATCGGCATGCAGGACCACAGCGCCGAGAGCATCAAGAGCCTGGAGGGCTACCGGCGGGCCTGGGTGGAGGAGGCGCAGTCGCTGTCGGCCAGGTCGCTGCAGTTGCTGCGGCCCACCCTGCGGGCCGATGACTCGCAGCTCTGGTTCTCCTGGAACCCGCGGCGCAAGACGGACGCGGTGGACATGATGCTGCGTGGTACCACGCTGCCCACCGGCGCGGTCGTGGTGCGCGCCAACTGGGCCGACAACCCACGCTTCCCCGCAGTGCTGGAGCAGGAGCGCCAGGACTGCCTGCGCGACACGCCCGAGCAGTACAACCACATCTGGGAGGGCGGCTACGCCACGGTGCTCGAGGGCGCCTACTACGCCCGGGTGCTGGCTGCGGCGCGCGCCGCCGGCCGCATCGGCAAGGTCGCTGCCGACCCGTTGATGACGGTGCGCCTGTTCTGCGACATCGGCGGCACGGGGGCGCGGGCCGACGCCTTCACGATCTGGGTGGCGCAGTTCGTCGGGCGCGAGATCCGCGTCTTGAACTACTACGAGGCCGTCGGCCAGCCGCTGGCGGCGCACCTGGCGTGGATGCGTTCGCAGGGCTATGCGCCCGGCAAGGCCGACATCTGGCTGCCGCACGACGGGTCGACCCACGACAAGGTGTTCGACGTCAGCTACGAGTCCGCCCTGCGCCAGGCGGGCTATGCGGTGGAGGTGGTGCCCAACCAGGGCCGGGGTGCGGCGGCGGCGCGCATCGAGGCCGGGCGGAGGCTGTTCCCGTCGGTCTGGTTCAACGAGGCGACGACCTCAGCGGGACTGGATGCGCTCGGCTGGTATCACGAGCGCAAGGACGAGGCCCGCAGCATCGGCCTGGGGCCGGAGCATGACTGGTCAAGTCACGGTGCCGATGCGTTCGGGCTGATGTGCGTGGTGGCGGAGGACCGGTTACGGTCGGGGACGGCGGTGGGGCTGAAGAGGCGGGGGAGCGCGATGGCGGTGTGATCGGGGCGCGGGTCATCCACCGTACACGCCATAGCTGCCATCGACGTCACCACGAAGGACGCCGACAAGGTTGACCTCGATAGGACCAGGTGGGGTCACGTCGACGGTTACGGGGCTGGGAACGCCTGGACTCAGGAGCGACGAAAGCACGTCGTCGCCTTCTTCGACGAAGACCCACGACGGCTTGGGAGCCTGGAGGCCGACAGCGTGCCGCAGCACCCCGAGGGCGTCCGCTAGGCTGACCGTGCCCGAGCCGTCGAAGTCTGCGGCCAGGGACTGGAAGCGCGAGACGGGTGTGGCGTTGGCGGGTTGGCCAGCGATCATCTTCAGGATGGACACGGCGTCTTGCAGGGTGACGGACGCTGAGGCGCCGCTGTAGGGCGGAGAAGTTGGGTTTGCAGTCGCGGATACAACTATCGACGGCTCGACGATCGACGTGAACCGGGCCATGCCTACTGCGTCCGTGGCCTGCTTTGAGGATCCGATGGCGACATCGACGTTCGGCAGGACATCTGACGTCTTCCATGTGCGGACCTCGACATCGACGGGAACGCCGGCCGCTTGCACGAGCAGGGCTTCGCTGTTGAACTCAGTCGTACCGCCCAGCACATCGGTGGTGGTGGCCACAACGCGCACCTGCTTGCCCACGAAGCTTTGGTCATCGGGGATGGCCAGCGTGGCGGCCGTGGCGCCGATCAGATCGGTCCAGATGCTTCCCACCCGTTCCTGCCAGCGGTAGGTGATCGTCGTGGCGCCATCAGCGTCGAAGATGTTGCTCAGGCTTGCGGTAATGCTGCCGCCTTCCTCGGCGGCGCCGGTGACGCTCAGCGTGCCGGCGGCCTCGTCGTCGACGTTGGCGATAGTGCGGGGTGTGCTCTCGAAAGATGTGGTACCCCCCAGCGAATCAATAGTGGTCGCTAAAACCCGTACCTGCTTGCCAACAAAGCTCTGATCATTCGGCAACGTCATCGAGCTCGTGGTGATATCTGCAATGTCAGTCCAAGACGGTAATTCAGGTGTGCCAGTATTCAATCGCCAACGGTAAGTGGTCGACGTGATCTCCCCATCAGGGTCAATAACCGAAAGGTTGGCGGTCACTATACCGCCCTCTGTAGCCGCGCCGGAAATGGTAAGCGTACCCGTGGCCTCATCCTCGACAGGCGAAATATTAACAGTGCTATTCCCAATCGCCGTCAACGCCCCTGCTGCGCCTTGATCGCCAGTGTTACCGTCACTGAAGAGCCATTCGATGGTTACATCGCTAGGAGGCGCATCGCTTCTGTTTGAGTACGCGATTGAAGAGAGCACCTCATCGACTCGCGCCTGGGTAGCGTTAGTCGTAAAGAAAATTTCAAGCTTTCCGCCGATATTCGACAGCGTGCCGACAGCAACGCCAGAAAGAAATACCTGATCGTTCTCAAAGACAACATTGCCGAGCGCACTGAAGACATCATCCTCGCTGGCTTCGCCCTGCCGAGCCAGCCTTATATTTGACCCGGCGTAGTTTCCTGCACCTGCGTTCAGTGCGACTAAGTTTGCATCAAATATCCGAACTAATGTATCTAGGGCAACAGGGCTCGAGTTTTCGGTGTATAAGGCAGAGCCTCCTAAAGTATCTTTGGCATCAAAGGTAATATCAAGACTGCCGTTGTGATTGAGTCGAACAACCGCAAAATCGTCGTAAACACCGTTATTAAAGCTCCCTGTTATCAGAATCTTGCCGTCTGGCTGCAAAATCATCCTATTTGATTGGGCCGCTGGGCCAACATCAATCAAAACTTTGCCGCCGTTTCCAAAGCTGGTGTCTAGTGCCCCGTTTTCCAGATATCTAACAACCGAAAATACATTAATTCCATTATTAAGGCTATTTCCTGCTACAACAAGCTTGCCATCTTCTTGGGTCGCCACTGAGTGAGCCCATTCAGACGATGTACCGACTGGTGTGGTAACTTTTCCAAGATTTCCGAATGCAAGATCGAGGCTGCCATTTGAATTGAATCTGACGACCGAAAAATCAGTGCTATCAATAGCATTTGAAAATGTATTTCCGACAACAACTATCTTTCCGTCAGGTTGGATGGTCATGCCATATCCATGCCCACCTGAAACCGATGTCGCGGCAATCCCGCCAATCCCAAAGAGGGTATCAAGGCTACCGTCTTGGTTAATGCGAGTAACCGCGAGACTGTTTCCGCTATTTGAAAACTTTGTGCCGGCAATTATGATCTTTCCATCGTCTTGTAGCTTGACGACGTGCCCATAGTCGTCTGATGCTCCGAGATCAATAAGTCTTTTCCCGTCTCCATCAAAACTTAAATCAAGTGTGCCTGACTGAGTTATCCGAACTGCTGAAAAATCATTAGCTGTTCCATTGTTGCTCCATCCTGCGATAATTATTTTTTCGTCGCTCTGAAGTGCGGAACTCCACCCCCAGTCGGCTAGTGCGCCTATGCCTGTAGTTAATCTGCCGTTGTCTCCGAAATCAGTATCTATCTTGCCGTCAGAATTAAGCCTGATCAGGGCTAGGTCATTCTTGCTGTTATTTGATGTTTGTTCGATATATCCAGTTGCAATGATCTTGCCATCAGATTGAATGGCAAGGTCCTTAAGTATGTTGTGCGTATTTCCGCTTCCCGGGGCGTTCAAGTCGAGTATCGATACAGTGACGGCCCCATTGTTTCCAAATAAATTATCTATTGATCCATCTGATCTTAGGCGAAGTAGACTAAACCTTGATGTCCCGACAATAGAAATTCCTCCTATTAATATTTTTCCATCGGGCTGGACCAGTACGCTGTTTGCTCGGTCATGACCGGAGTCTGGATTTGACCAGCGAAATATTCCCCCGCCCCCATTAAATGTCGGCTCAATATTTCGCGCTGTCGACATCGTCAACTCCCGTTCCATCTTCCCATTTCATCCAAGCGAAGTCGCTGGTTGGCCCCAAGCATGGCAGCCTCGCCACACCCCGGCGACGCTCAATCATGCCCGCAACACTCGACCCTCGCAAGGCTTACGCGACCCGCCAGCACGGTGACTTGGTGGTTGTTTTCACCTGGGTCAATGACGAGCGCGCGATGGTGCTGCTGCCTGCCCATCGGCCTGGCGCACCTTGGTACATCGTCTGCGACTCCACCGCCTGGCGCTATGACGATCCTGCCTACCTGGCCCGCCAGTGCGTGACCGCCTGCGAGGTGCTGGGCATCGAGCCCAGCCGACCCAACTGGGTGCGAGTGGCCGGGATCATCCATGACGGGCTGCCCGACCTAGTGAAGATGCCCTCGGCCCCGCCGGCCGAGTTCCACCGCGGCAGCTACGGCGAGATGACGCTGCGCGCCGACGGGCAGGTGCTGGCGCAGCAGGACATCCGCATCGAGCGCGAGGGCGCGACCTATGGCCATTGAGCCGCTGGAGTACTCCCGCCGCCGGCGCGACGGCGGCTCCCTGGACGAGGTGCTGCGGCCCCAGGGCGCCGTGGTGACGGCCCAGGCCGGCCAGCACAAGCTCGACGCCGAGGAGGCGCGGCGCGAGCTGCGCCAAATGCTCGAGTGGTACTACTACGAGAAGGAGCGCCAGTCCCTGAACCGCCTGGACATGGCGATCGACTGCGACTTCTACGACAACCTGCAGTGGGATCCCGAGGACGCGACCGTCCTGCGCGAGCGCGGGCAGATGCCCCTGGTCTACAACGAGATCGCGCCGATGGTCGACTGGCTGATCGGCACCGAGCGCCGCACCCGGGTCGACTGGCGCGTGCTGCCGCGCACCGAGGACGACGTCGAGATGGCCGACGTCAAGACCAAGGTGCTGAAGTACGTCAGCGACATCAACCGCGTCACCTACCTGCGCAGCCGCGCCTTCAGCGACGCCATCAAGGCCGGAGTGGGCTGGATGGACGACGGGGTGCGCGACGACCCGACGGCCGATGTCCTGTACTCGAAGTATGAGGACTGGCGCAACGTGCTGTGGGACAGCAACGCCTACGAGCACGACCTTTCCGACGCGCGCTACCTGTTCCGCTGGCGCTGGGTGGACGAGGACGTGGCGCTGCTGATGTTCCCCGAGCGGGCCGACTGCATACGCCAGGCGGTGGAAGAGGGCACGCACCTGACCACCGACGGCTGGGAGGAGGAGACTTGGTACACCGCACACGACCTCAGCAATGTCAAAACTGGCACGCTCTACGCGGCCGGGGTTGGCCAGCTGGCGGACGCCCGGCGGCGGCGCGTCAAGCTGATCGAGTGCCAGTACCGCAAGCCTGCCCGCGTGAGGATCGTGGACGAGGGGCCGCTGCGCGGCGCGATCTTCAACCCCGCTGACCGTGCGCTGGCCGACGCCGTGGGGCGCCTGGGCAGCATGATCGTGGACAAGCTGATGATGCGCGTCCACATCGCGGTGTTCACGGAGTCG